CCACGGTCTTGCGGTCCTTCCTGCCCATCTGCGGGACGGAGTTGCGGATGGTCAGCTGCCACACCCAGCAACCGCCGTCATCGACGCAGCGGTCGTGGACGTATTTCTCAAGCTCGGTCATTCCTTGTTCTTCTCCAGTTCACGGCGCTTTGCCTTGTAGGTGTCGCGGATGGCGATCAGCTCCTCGCGGGTCCATTTCCTCGGGGTGTTGTCGGCCTCTAGGGCTTCAACCTCGGCAAGTCCGATTCGGGCGATGAGACCGATGCGGTAATCCACAGCACGGCCGGCGCCGTAGCGGTTGCACTGCTTTCGCTGTCCATGGCAGTTGCGCTCATCGAATCGAAGATGGGAGGCAGAGCCAGTCGAGCGGTAGTGGCCCGCGTCGTAGGCACCGCCCACGTCACCCTCACCGAGCGGCCGTCCGCAGCAAACGCATAGCTGGCCGGCGTCACGCAATCTGATGTAGGCATTGAATTCACGCTGAGCCTCCTTGATGAGATCGGGAATCGTCTTCAGTGCCGCCTTGCGGGCCCTGAGCTCCTGCTTGCCCTTGGCCTTGTCGGCTCGCACCTTGCGGCCGGCGCAGACAGGTCCGCAGACTTTCTGCGTCGGGCGCAGGGGCAAGAAGGAATTGCCGCAGTAGTCGCATTCCTTGGCCTTGTGCTGCACCCCTTGGTCCTTGGCTTTCGGCTTGGGCTCTCGCTCTATGGAGGGGCCTTCTCGACGGAAGCCGGAGCGCTTGAGGGGCGTCGATCGCTTCAAGCGGCCTCCCGCTCGTACTCGGCCAGCCTCACGCCCAGATGCGCCGCGTGGGCAATGGCGTACTCGATCAGGCTGGAGCCGCGAGCCTTGGACATGCGCGCCGACGATTCGCGGACATTGACGAACTCGCCTTCAAGGCCCGCGATGATTTCCGCGCCCTGGCCCGTTGCCACGGCATGCCCGCTGATCAGGAGCACCTTCCACTCATGGGCGTCACGAACCCGGCCGGCCCACACCAGCCGCGCGCGGGCAAAGTCCTGGCAGATCGCATGGAACTTGCGGTTCTGCTCGGAGGTGCGGCGGGCCATCTGCAAGGTCGTTTCCATCAACCGGCCACCTTTGCCGCCATGCGCTGCGCCGCGCGCTGGAGTCGGGCATTGAACCAGCGGCGCAAGATGTACTGCCGGACCATGGACACGACAGTGAACAGCAGGCCGATCCCGATGTTCTGCGTCAGCGTCACGCCAAGGCCGAAGACCCCGTTCAGGATCACGAGATTCATCGCGAAGTTGATCCCGTAGCCGATGACGATGTTCACGCCCGCCTCAATCAGCGAGCCAAGGCGGGTTTGGTTCACAGCCGCACCCCCGTGTCATCGATGGTGAAGTGGCGCGGGCTCTTGTCGGCGTGCTTGTCCAGCATGGCCGCTGCAGCCGCGTTCATTGCGGGGTAGAACTTCTCCGAGCGGGGCGGCCGGTCGTCCGTCACCATGCCCTGCATCTGGGCATCGCGCAGGACGGCCAGCGTGCACATTGCCTTGATGACATGCGACAGGCCGGAGTCTGGATCGATGTCCTCCCCCTCCCACCACGCCACCATGTGCCGCATGAGCGCATCGAAATAGACGGAGGCGCGGACCCCGGCGCAGCGGTAGTTGTGCCGGCCGTACTTGGCCGCACCCTCCAGCATCCCGACGCCCATCTCCACCACGACGCCCATCGGAACCGTCGACAGCGGCGCCTTGCGCGTGCCGATCATGTCCTTCGGATTCGTCGCCTTCGTGTTCGGCAGCTGATGGAAGGTCAGCGCCTCGTGGTCGTCAATGTGCATCACTCCTCCTTCGCCTTCGATTGAGTCCACACCTCGCGCAGCTGCGGCCCGATGGCCTGCTCCAGCCATGGACAGGTCTTGAGATACCAGGGGATCTGCTGCGCTGCGTAGGCTCTGTCCCAGCGGATTAGCTTGGACAGGTGCTCCAGCATTTCCTGCTCGAAGGTCATTCACGCCAGATCCCCCAGGACGATTAGGGCCCAGCGCACTCGGCTTTGCGGGACATCAAAGCCGCCGCGAACGAGGTCTAGGATGGTGTGCGCCTTTCGCTGGTCGGGAGACAGGCCGAAGCGGTGCGTCATGCGGCCCTCCGGCGCAGAAAGTTCGCCGCATTGCCGCGCCCACGGGGCTCCTGAGGCAGCCGCACGGCCGGGCGCTTGCACAAGCCAAGCCGGCAATCCAGCTCGCCCTTCATCCGGTTGAAATACGGGATGGCGTTCTCCTTCGGGTGCGGGATGCAGAACTCGTCCTGCCCGGCCCAGAACTGCGAGGCGAAGCTGCGCCAGTTCTTGTTCGTGCGGTCCATCTTCTGGACCTCACCAATGAACTGCACGAGCCATTCGTGATCGCGCATGCCCTCGGTGATCTGCGGCCACAGGTCGGACAGCGCGAAGGCATGCGACGTGCAGCACCAGCGCCCGCCTTCGGCTTGAACGCTTGCCACACAGGGGCAGCCGTTGGCGGCGCACTTGGCCGGTCCGGTGGGGCCGTCCGGCATCGCGGCGGCGGCCTGGGTTTGCTTGCGCAGGTTGGAATAGCTCACGCGGCTCTCCTGTCTTGGTAGCGGCCTTCAACGACCTTCACGAAGTTCTGCGGGTTCATCAGCCAGTCGAAATCGGCCGCCCACACCCGCCCGGTGTCACGATTGGGTTTCCCGCTGCCGGTCAGGAAGGCGCTTTTGGCGACCAGCGCGAAGAAGTCGCGGAACCACTCAACCCCTGCGGCTTGGTCAAACTTCTGATCGGCGCAGACGGCTTTCCAGCGCGCGGCCATGTGGCCCTTGCGAACATCGCTGACGATGGCGACCTGCGGCAGCCCCGGTAGCTGCTCGGCATACGCCTTCACGATCTCGTCGTGAGGGCATGCAGGAACTCGATAGGGCTGCGGCTTCTCGGCGGCGCAGCCGACAAGAACCGTAGGTTCTTTCTGTCTCTGCTCTGTCTCTGTCTCTGTCTCTGAGCACGATTCGGGAGCAACTTGCTCGCAGCCTGCTAGCGTCGTGCTAGCAACTTGCGCCAGAACAAAAAATCCCTTTTCAATCAACGGCTTAAGTCCGGCCTCGATTTCGGACTCTTTCTGACGCAGCCGGAACACCAGTTCCTCGACCGAACCGTTGAACGAGCCATCCTTGGACTCGCTTGCAAGCAGCCAGAGCATCGGAGCTAGCGCCCTGCTAGCAAGCGGCAGGCGCTGAAATTCCCGGTCGTCCAGCAACTTGCGGTGCAGACGAATCCACGGCGGGCTCCGGTCCTTGTAGTGCTGGAATTCGTTCCAGCGGTTCGGCACGAGGCGCATTACTCGGCCAGCTCCCACAGCTTGCCGCCGCTGGTGCCATGCCCACGCTTGCGCGGCAGGTCCGAGCGGATGCAGCGGATCACGTTCTGACGACTGAGGGACTGGAAGACGCCGCCGAAGGCCCGCGCATCAGGAGCGCGGCAGCCGTGGGCTATCGCGACGTCCACGAGGTCTTCGCCCGATGCCTGCCCCACGGCGCGAAGGTGCGCCAGCATGGCGGTCTTGGCACGGTCGGCGAAGGACGGATCGTGGCGCTCGGCGGCCTGCAGGCTGATCTGCATGCCGTGCTGGCCGGCCTCCTGCGCCTGGCGCATCAGCGCGGGGAACGTGGCGGAGTTGAAGTGCCCGTGCATCACAGCCTCCAAGACGGTTGAGCCACCGCTACGGCAGGGTTTGTCCTGTTACGGTGTGCGAACAGACATAAATGCCGAGCGCTGCGAAGATCAGCGTGGGGGACTAGCATCCACAGCCTCGGGATTTGAGAGAAAAAGCATCCATCGAACCCGGCCGCTTGGCCGAGGCCCACTCCTTGGACAGGTCCAGGCTCTGACGGCTCGATGCGTTGGTCACGCGCTGGGGGACGTCGAACTCCTGGCGCGGAGCAATGAAGTGCGGCACGTTGGCCGAGTTCTTTGACATCGGGCCGATGCTGGTCGGCTTGGGGTTGCGCGGGCCTTGGTTCAATCTGTTCTCCGTTCAGGCAACCGCGCGGGTTGCCTGCATCTCTTCCAGCACGGTCAACTTGGACTGCGCGGCGAGCCACTGAGATACGAGGGTGTTGCCCACCACCGATTCAAAGCGGGCCACGGCGCCAGCCGGCAGATCGCGGCGGCTCGGCTTGTCGTCCTCGGCCAAGTAGTCCGTGACGTGCTGCGGGTACAGCTCGGCTTCTGCCGCGAGCTGCGACTTGGTCATGTACTGCACGCGGCGCATACGCCAAGCCAGGCGCACGGCCTGGCGGTACGTCTTGCACGAATGCACCCACTGAAAGGGCGCTGCACTGGGCGCATCGATGCGCCCCATCAGCGGAAACTCTCGTTGGTCCATGGGCTGCCTCCATAGAGAAATACAAAGAGCTAACCGGTTGGCTAACCGGTTGTGAAGCGTGAAAAATTTTTGGCAATGACCACGCTGAAAATCACGGCCTTTCTGATGCACCCCACCCACGCGGCCAGCCGGACCGGAGGCAGCCCGAACGGCTGCCGCTTGGTTGTGGGGGGATGCATCAGAAAGCCCGCGAACGGGGAAAGCACCGCGCGCGGCGATGCACTTGGAGGCGTGTGGATCAGCGCCTTTGAAGCGGCGCTGCAGGCGTTCGACAGCGATCAGGCTGTGGCCGCGCATTCAGGAGGCCCTCCCCTGCGGTTTGTCGGTGGAGCGGCGCATGGGATGCGCAGCCGGCTTGGGGGCGGGCGACTGCTTGCACTTCTCGTCGTGCGTGCGCAGCACCGCCCAGGAGATGTCGGGCCGCAGCTCCTCGCACTTGACGCCGGTGATTGCCTCGATGTCGGGGCAGGCTTCGGCGGGAACACGCTCTTTCTTCCAGCGCGAAATGGACGCCTTTGACACCTTACGTCCGCGCTCTGTCAGGAGTTGCGCCAGGCGCGACGATCCATTGGCCGCCGCGCACGCACGCTCCAACGCTGATTTCTCGGTCTCTTCCATGGTTGCGGAATACGATACGTCAGAGTTGCGTCTTGCGCAACAACCATCTTGTAATGAGGACGGCGCCTCTTATGCTGGAAGGATGAGTAAGCCGACCGTATTAGCCGAGCAGAAGGCGCACAAAGATGCGTTTGCTGTTGCGTTCGGAAACCGGCTGCGCAGCGTCAGGGAGGCCAAGGAACCCAAACTGACGCAGGAAGCGCTGGGCAGTCAGGTTGGCGCCAAGAAGGCGAACGTCTCCCAATGGGAGAACGGCAGCCATATGCCAGACCTCAAGAGCCTTGCCGCGCTGTGTGACGTTCTTGGCTGCTCGGCTGATCGTCTACTTGGGCGCAGCCTGGACGCCTACTCACCGGCCGCGCTCGAGGAGGCCAAAGCGTACGACGCGCTACCCAGCGAGCAGCAGAAGAAGTGGCGCACGATGCGCCGAGCCCTGTTCAGCCCGGCATAAAACACTTAGGGAGAGCCATCATGCGAACTGTCCTTGCCATCGCCGTTCTGGCCGCCGCTGCAGCGGCACACGCTCAGCGCCCCACCGGAGCCGACGATCCGACCATCCATTGCTTGCGGAGCCTGTCTGAGCGGGCCGAGCTGGCGCCACTAGCGGCCAAGATCGGCGATCTCAACAACGCGCACCGGCAGACTCTGCCGCAGCTGGCTGACCCTTCCAAGCCCACCGAGGATGAGAAGGCGCTGATTTCCCTATGGGGGACGGAGCGCATGACCTGCCTGGATCGCGGGC